CATCTTGCGTTAAAAGACCGTCTCTGATGTTAACAGGATTTCCGCTAACCAGAGTTGCACGCAGAATAGTATCGATAGACCATGTTGCCGCAGAGGGTTTAATGATCTGATCTTTAGGGTATGAAATACTTACCTGCTCACCATAGAGCAGTTTGAACAAGTAACTGATACTGAAAGAGGTTCCCTTTGCAGTATAAAAGTCTTTGATAGTCTTGATTGCCGTGCGAACGTCAATCTTCTTATAGTCTAATTCTGGAACATCAGGTAAAAACTGCTCTGTATATTTGTCCAGCAATCTCTTAACAAAGAGTGCATCAAGACATTTCACTTCAACATCTACAGCATGTGTTGATGCAGTAGTATTATTAGTGAATACTGCATTACCAGTCTCAGTGTATGCAGTTACACCACTAGCAGCTCTAGCACAACCTACAAACTTTGCTTTATCATATCCAGATCCAACTTGATTTACAGTGAAACCAGTAACTTCGTTTAAACCAATTTCTGCTGCAGCAGTTGCTTCAGTTGGACTTTGAATAACAATTTTGGGAGGATTAGTTTGACTATATCCAGTTCCAAACTCATTAACATTAATATCCGTAATTCTACCATTAAAAATAGAAGCGGTTGCAGTTGCACCTGTTCCACCAATGAAAGTGCCCTGGTCATTAGTTCTATTATCTACAACATAGACCGAAGGAATATCATCATATCCACTTCCACCACTTAAAAGTTCAATACCAACAACTCTACCATCACTGTCAACTTTGGTCTCAAGAACTTGAGCACCAACAGGATCAATAATTGCAATTCTAGGGATAGTCTCATATCCCTGACCAGCATTTAAAATATTGATTGCTGTAACTTCACCACCAATTACAACTGCCTCTAAAGCAGCTCTAATTGGATTAACTCCAGTTGGTTCATCGATATACACAGTAGGGACTGTTGTATATCCAAAACCACCATTGGTGATGGGAATAGTGCCAGTAATTTGACCATTAGTGACTGTAGGGGTGCCTAATGTAGCACCACCAGGTTGTCTAAATGTAATTCTAGGAGTAAACGTATATCCAGATCCAGATGTATCAATATCAAGTTTAGAAATTGAACCATCTACAACAGTTGCAGTTATAACTGCAGCGGTAGAACCAGGTTTTGTAGGTGTTTGAACCTGAACTACAGGAGGATTGGTTGAACTATAACCCTTACCACCATTAAGAAGAGTAATCGTCTTGATACCATTAACAAGGGCTTTTACAGACGCGCCACTGCCATTTTCAGAGTTGACAGAAACTTGAGGGGGATATTCAAATCTATAATCAGATCCATTTGCGTTAATGGATACACTTGATAATTCGCCATTATCATTTACCCTAGAATAACCTACAGCACCAGAACCAAAGGATGGAATGGGTGCTTCAATAGAGTAAATAGACAAGAAACGACCATTCAGAGGTGCAGTTAAGAAAATAAACTGATCACCATCAATAAAGAAATCTACCTTAGGAACTAAAAGACGATTGTCATAAACGACAACCATATACTCATCGACAACTGCTTCATAGCGAGAACCATTTCTGGTCATGGTAAATTGTTTCTTACCCTCACCAAAAGACGTAGAAAGGTTGTCAATAGCTACAATAGTGTTCTCAACAAAACCACTGAGATAAGTGATATAAGTTGCAGACGCATCATCTGCAGGGATTCTTGTTCTGGGGGCGTTAGTGAAGACAATTTGAGTTCCTTCAACAGTATAGTCAATATTAGGAACCAAAACTTCACCATAATTAGACACAATAAGATGTTGTGCCGAAGGTGGAGCAATAGGACTATCTTGAGAAGTCAGATTGAATCTAACCGTAGTGCCATCAAATTCATTAAGAACAGAAGCAAGGTTAGTCCACTTTAATTTGACCTGCTCATAAGAAATGCCAGGACTAAGAGCAATATTAGGAGCGTGTTTTACACCCTCATAATAAATGACCTCATCACCAATCATGATCGTTCCATCATTCTCTAAGAACGAATCAACACTCTCAACAATGATCTCGTCTTCAGTTAGAGATACATTTTCGACGATTTTCGTAGCACCATCAAGGACATCGATATTCAACTTATCGATATCAAGGTATGTCAGAAAATCATTAAGGATATTCTGACCTAAACCCGTCTTCTCTTGAGAACGATAGTAATATTCAATAAATTTATTGAATAATGGATACTCGTTCCCAATAAAATCTGGAGTCTGAGAAACGATAGACTGAGAGACCTTATTGATATTCATCTACAACTTAGAAACAGGTTGATGTTGTTACGCCAGCATTTCCAATGTCCCCAACAGTAATGGTTGTAGGGGTAGTATTAAAGGTTCCAGGCGTCAAACTATTTAGTGGGATTGTCGGGGGCGGTGGTGTTCCAACAGGGACAACAGTAATTTCTGGAGTAATCACATTAATGATTGTTCCAGGAGTAGAAGAAGGAATTGTAGAGACGTTTGCAGGAATAAACAGAACAGGAATAGAGAGATCTGTGGGAAGTGCATTCGTATCAATTACTGAACCAGCACCTGTTGTTGGATCAGTAACAGAAATGCCACTGGTAGGAATATTGACGCCAGCACCAATAACATTAATTGGACCGAAGCAGATTTCACCCGTAAGATAGTTAACAGTTCCTGCAGCATTATTAGTGTATACCTTTTTATTACCTGTGTTATAGAAAGTCCTCAAATTACCAAATCCATCATCCTCAAACTGTTGATCAACACCAGGTCTATCTGCTGTTCGGAAAGTTCCTGAAAGCAAAATAGGTTCTTTCTTACAATTACCATCAGTATTACTAGGATTACTATCATACAGTTCAGAACCAGTAGCAATACAGTATGTGTTAGTTTGATTAGTAATTGGTTTAATATATCTCAACAAAGACAATTGAACAGAGACATCACTGATGCTCTTGTCTGAAAGACTGACTGCTTTTTCAAATGCAGATGTTCTAAAGGTAGAATTGAAGTTATTAATTTGAGTTTGAGTTGCCCAATCATTGATACCAGACTGAATGTTGGATTTGATATCAGATGTATTGGAAGAAGTGCCAGGATCATATTGTGCAAATACTTTTAAGTAAATGTAAATATCATCAGGGTCAATGATGACGGGATCAATGGATGCCATCGCATATTTTCTCAAATCCGTCGCAATTGACTTTTTAGTGGCATCGTTAAGCAAAGAACCAGTTTTAGTTTTGATTGTAATGTATACTTTGCCGTAAATCGGTGGATTTAAGGAATCCCCGCCATATGCAACAACAGCATCGGCGTTAGAATAGATTTTTTTAGTGATCAGAGCATAATCCTGTGCAGTAACAGCACGATACTGAGAAGAGTAATATCTAGGAGCGTTATACTTGATAGATTCAACACTTTCTGCAGACGCACCAAGTTGAGACTTCTCTTTTACTTCAATAGTAAAAGCGGGAGAAGAATATGATCTCTGCAGGTTATCTGTTGCAGTTGTAATGATGGAAAAACTGGTAACTTCATTTGCTTCTGCACCAGAAGTCACCAAATACTCTAATACAACAACTTCGCCATCATTTAGTGCTCGTCCTGCAGTATTATCACCAAATTTTACTTCATATCTCATATCCTCACCTTCGGATAAGAAATATGCACGAGTTGTAGCAGTCAAATCAGTGATAGTCTCGGTAAGACTATACAAATCCGAATTTGTAGATGATTCATTCGGTTTTACCCTTACAGTAAGGGTTGAAATATCCGCATCTTCCGAAGGAACCTTGAAAACTTGATTTCCAAACGTATTTACGACGTAATTAAAGGTAACTAAACTACCCTCTTCAATTTTTACATTATCAAAGACAGCAATACCCGTTGTAACATCTACTGTTGCAGTGATGTCTTGTAAAATATTGAAAATATAGTTACCACCCGACGCAATAGCACCTTTTTTGATTGTAGCACTAGTTGGATACGAACCATTTGTCTGTAAAGTCTGTAAACTTAATTTCAGACATGCTTTAGACGAAACAATAGAACGAGGAACGTAATTTAAGAGTTTTGCGATATTTACAACATTATCCCTAACTGTTGCAGAAGGCAAAAATACTTCATTCAATGCCATGTTAGCATTGAACGCACTATAGTAACTATTATATGCTAATGTATCAATCAAATACGATAATGCAGACCCATCAAAGTCATAATCAGTAAACTCATCCCGAGTTCTTAGGTATGACTTAATAGAGGCTTTAATATCCTCAAAATCTAATGCTGTTAAGTTATTTGGTTGCATTATTCAGGTCTCTGTAAAACGAACTCGATACTTTCTACTATAGGAATACCAACGATAGTATATTCAATAGTCACATCAAATGTATTTCGTTCAAAATTTGCTCTGACATCAACTAACGTAAGTGATACACGAGGTTCAAAGTTAGTAATGGTATTTATTAGTTCTTCTTTAATTGCATCACTAGTAAAACTGTCAAATGGTTCAAAAAGTAATTGACTTACTTGAGAACCAACAGACGGAGCAAATGGTTTTTCACCAGGAACGGTCATAACCAAATTCTTGATTGCCTGCTTAATGGCATTATCGTTTTTCACGATTGCGGCGTCATCAGTAAAACTGTTTTTTGCCATACCAATCGCGAGATCAACGAATGAACGTGATTTCTTTTGCGAAGTTCCTTTTACGTTCTTTAATGCCATTTAAAGCAGGCGGTTACCATATGTATTTATCGACCTTGACCGCGATAGCGTTTCTTTGCGTTATTACGACTGGTAGAAGCATACTTAGTATGCTGTCCTGATCCTTGACGTGTCTTTTTCGGAATCGAATCAATAAAGGTCGATCCAGAAAGAGATTTTTTCATTTTTGCCATAGTTAAATTCCAATAAAAACATTAGGACTACACCCAGTTACTACTGAAGTGCATGGAAAGGCAATTGAAAGGTCACCCAGAGGGTCACCAAAACGCCCTGCACGACGCCCATTGATCCAAACTGACTTACTGGTAGCAAACAGTTTTCTCTGGTGTCCTGTAGGTGCTTCTCTGCCCCCAGCAATGCCCTTGGTGCACCACCAACCAGGTGTATTCACCGTTGTGGCACATTGATAACCAATAGACGTTGTAGTAAGTTGTGTTGGGGTTGGATGTGGAGTAAGCATGTCCTGATCAACAATCGGGAATAGATTATTGATAAAGACCGTTCGGATACCAGTAAGAGGATTCAGGGGTAACTGTGGTGTAGGTGGCCATATTAGCACACTATTCATCAAAGTAACAGTCTTTGGGTTAATAGCAGGTAACAATGGTGGGTGTGGGCATGGGGACAAAGTTCCACCACCTAATCCAGGATGATGTGATCCACCAACACCAGTTCCGTGTCCACTATCGTTTCCAGAGTAGATTGCTGCTCCTGTTCCTGCTGCCATTACGTTATTGTATAAGGATTACCATATGCTTCACCTGCTGCAGCAGCATCTTGCGCTGCTCTAGACAAATCATGAAATATAGTCATGTCACCACTAATAGTCCATGACTTACATCCAGGTCCTAAAAGAGAGGACATAGTATATGATGTTGTAGTAGTCGATCCATCAGCATTATTTGTCGTTCCACCAGGTGTTGTAGCTGGAGCATTACAAGTAAAATGAGCACATCCCTCATTTACTGGTGTCATGGACAACGTAACACTAATCGAAGTCTTCTGTGCAGGATCTGCGCGATACTGGGTCATTAAGTATTTAGTATAAGTAGACGCTTCTGGTAACTCGGAAAATGGACCTTGAGTAGTTTCTACGAACGATTCCTTATAATTGGTATATTCGGGGATTACATCTTGAATAATGTTTTCGATAGAATCATTACGCTCTTTTTGAGTTCTGATGAATTCGTTAAGCATAAGTTCCTTAGTTTCATTTTCCAACACGGAATTATCCATAAAACTAAGATCGTATCGTGCTTGAATAGACTCACGCAACTTTTCTGCAGACTCTCTACTATATCGCCTTTGCGGAAGAGGTTGAACTCTCCTTCTGTCAGGATCTAACTTAATTTCAACCGTAGGTTTTGAATTATCAATGCCTACAGAGGCAGGAGCAGCATTATATGAGTCTGAAAGTCCGTCAATATCTGCTTGAGTAACCTCTGGATAGTCTTTAAACACCTCACTACCAACAGTTTCGTTAAATGTATTGATGATTCTAGTAATTGTATCGGATTCAATACCCAATTCAACCAATTTTTTGTAAGTATCAGGCGAAAATGCCGATAATTCCGTAGGATCTACCGTATTACGCGATGGTTTTGGAATAGATCTTCCTAATTCAGAATTTCTTTGATCAAAAGTGGGATCAATAGCACCAGTATCGCGAGTTTCGCGTAAAGCTTCGTAATTATTGATAATAAACAACTGTGGAGGGTTGTCTGAATCATATCCAGCACCAGCATCCGTGATTTCTACTGCTGTCATGACGCCACCAGAGAAAGTTGCCTCAACTTTTGCTTGTTTTCCTGAAGTAATCGTCGGTGCAGTGATAACTACGTTTGGAGTTTCCTTAATTTCGTCCCAACCTGCGCCACCATCCGTAATTGTAACACCTGATACGCGCCCATTTGTCACTGATACAGTCGCTTCTGGTTGTTTTACACTGTCATAAGTGTTTGGCGCGGTCCTACTAACGTCTGCAGTCACAAATTGCATAGATTTATCGGAAAATTCATACTTTCCAAACAAAATTGCGCGGTCTGGAATACCAAAACCCGCTACAGTAGTGATAACGTGCGCTCTATTTGACGTATATTGCGTATCTTTTGCAAAATTACTACCAGATCCGTCCAAATACGCGACGTGATATGGAAAATGCTGCTCATCCATGTGGAAAACGCGGGTGATTGAATGACCATTGATGGTATCACCTGTTCTTAACACGTCAAAACCAGGACTTTCCGACACTGCATTCACTGGTCCAACCGTTTTGATACGCAGTGTAACCGTAAAAGTGGTAGAAGTGGTGTCTGGATGGACATGTTCATAGGTAAGATTGAACGTATCATTCACAGCATACCCTGTTCCAGGACTTAGAATCTCTGTAATCTCCCATTCAGTGCCATTAAACACCGTAGAAGCGCCTGAGTCGTCGTAATTAGGACGAATCCTTACCTTTACACGAAATCCTTCCTTAGGAAGATTACCATCTAACTCAAAAACAATGAAATCATCTACAGATTCTTCACCAGCTTGCCATGTATTTTGACTAGTGACATATGTAACACCTTCTAGATCATCCTCATTCCATACATCAGTGTATGTTACACCATCATATGACATCTCAAGGTCCACCACGCCATTCGGCAACTGTGTGGATAGTGCATCATAACTAAATGCTACTTTATAACTTGTGGTTCCAAACCCGAACAACGTGGGGTGCGGGCAGTCGGGGTCGCCCGTATAGTCAGTGTCACAGGTATAACTAAGACTTGTGGAAGCGGCGGTGCATGTAAAAGCACTACAAGGATGACATACAGAGTCCGACTCATAACTGTCGTCTAGTGGTTCTCCGCCAGTCCCCGTTCCACCAGTCCTTGATTGAGATCTATCCTCAATATAATAACAAGGTATACCAACAACTCCAGCTTCATTAGACACATCGTAGAGATATGCGAAGAATGTATCGGAGAAGTTATAATCAAACGATAACTCCGAGGGGAAATAGTCGAAAATTAACTTGCCCGAAGAGTTACATGGATCTACTTTACTGATTTTTCCACAGTTACCTGCACTGACGGGAATAGTTCCACCAAATCGTCCTCCATCCTCAACAATCGAGTCATACATGACAAAATTGTTATCCCTTCCAGGAATACTATAGTTACCTGTGCGAATAGGATTCTGAGGATACTCAGTGTAAGTAAACGTTACCCCTTCTCCTGCGCCAGGGTTATACTTACCACAATGAGAATCACTTATAGTTAATCCATTACACTGTGGATTAAAGAATCCTGAACTAGTTTTGCAACCCATGAGTCTCTATATCGTCTAATCGTTCGTAAATGTAATCGAAGTTTTCTTTCAAATTCAAATAGTCATCTTTACCCTCTGGACGGTAATAAGTCTTATCAGGGGTTGGTAACTCCTGCACATACTTTTCGACCGCTTCTAGACGCTCGTGGAGTGCTTTCAGACAGTCATTGATTGCATTCAGTGCTGTGGACACTTCTTCACGTTCTTGTTCATTCATCTGCTTTCTTCAAGATAAGTCCATTACCATCTTCTGTGATGTCATAGTCGAGTTCTGTGCCAATGTTCCAACCCAGTTCTTCACATACTTCATAAGGAATGTTGAGGATAAGATCTCCGTAATCATCTTCCTCTAATGTAGTGGTGAATCTATGGGACATATTTCTATAGGCGATTTCTAACTTGTGGGTTGTTCGTTGGATTATTCGTTTTCCACTCAACCCATAGTGTATATAGATCTTCTGTTACTTGAGATGCATACGATGATGCATAGTAGTCAGCACACTCATACATCCGAGGGTCTAACATACCTTCATGCCTAATTAAATGCTCTATTGCCCATACTCTCGTCTCTTGTCTCTCTATACGGGTCTTAGAGTCCATTTTTTTACCTCAGAAATTTTTTTAGTTGGGCGTAAAAGTATTATCGGATAATATCTAGGGCGTCTGGGAACCTTTGTAGGTTAGGGTAGTGGCCGTTTTTAACATTTAGGGGGGCTAATTAACTGCCCTTCGATAACATTTAAGACTGTCGCAGTAGCTGTTACATAGTGACCTCTATATTACCCTCTCATTATACCTCACTAGTGACATAGTTGTCAACACATTCCCATCTCCATTTGATAGATGCGATGTAATCAAAGCACGACATTCTCGGAGTATTTGGGTAACTGTCTCCCAGGTCATTCCGAACCCCATCGATATACCTTTCCAGGTCATAGATGCTGTTGAAAGTTCCTCTGAGTGTCTCTGAATCATCGTAGATTGTATACAACATAGTCTTGAAGATACTAGGAGTGTTTCTGAACCCTTACATGGTTATTATAAGGGATAAGTGAGAATAAGTCAAGGGGGGTTCTTGACAATTATCTGCGTATTCTCACAGGGGTTGACAACTGTTAGGAAGCGTGCTAAGAGTGTAATTAACGGAGACATTTAGAGAGGAATAAAACACACAAATAGGTTTTTTTCCACATTTCCACAAACTCCGCATAATCTGTGGAAAAGTATCATTTAAGGCGATTACGAGTTCTTCTCTGTAAGTCGATCATATAATCTCGCCAGGTATTAAAGAGAATCGAAGTTATCTCCTTAGTTGTTACTTTGATGTAATCGAGTTGTTCTAACAACGTTGTGCCATTCTTCACGGAAGACGAGTAAACAGACGAAGTTTTGTTTGTGTCTGGAATGTTCTGCGATTTCTTTGGGTTTGTCATAAGTTCTAATGCAAAGAGTTAGATACTGTTCGGAGATGAATTGTATGGTCCCCGTGTGTTCTTTCCATGTGATAGATTCTCCGATTGAGAAATCATCAACGGTTCGCTTTTTCATACTGTCTCATCTCCAAATAGAGGTCATAATCGTCAGGTGTTAGGATATCATCCCAATCGCCATCTTCAATACCTTGGTATTTACTTTGCATGATAATTTGGGAACTGTGAGAGAATGTCTTCGAGTTGTTGTTTGAGTTCATTTCTGATAGTAATGAGGGAAGAATCGTATAGGTGTTTGTTGTCAGTTTTGTAGAGAGATTTGGCAAGTTGGTCTATACTAGCGATTGCGAGTTCTAGTTGTTCAACGTGCTTATCTATCTCCACTAGTTCACTCCATTCGTATAAAACATGATGCACTATTCTTTACAGTAACTACTGTCTATTTTACATAGTTTTTGCATCTTAGCATCTTGAAGTGTTGAAACGTAATCAATAACGGAAAGACCGATGTTTGCACCGATGATGATAACGAGGGCAGCAAGAAATATTCTCATGTGATTAGAAACGGAGGTTAAATTGATGGGTAGTTTCTGATGCTTCGGGGTGAACGATTTGAGCAGCATCAGAGAGCATTTGAGCAGTGAATCTGCGTGCGTCGGTATTCTGCCAAAGGAGGACACCGATGATAGTTAGCAGGACGAATTTCATGTGAATGTTAAGAAGATCGTTGCGTGAGCGAGACTTACTTAATGCTTTGAACATATCAGGCAAAGATATAACCGTTCTCGAAATCACGGGTCACATTGTTGTCTTTAATGAACCACTCATAATTCTTTTGAAAAACACCATCAGTGACACCATTGCAGAAGCGGTTGATGATAGCATTGAGGCGAGATTTAGTTGTAGTTGTTTGCCAACCACCATCAAAGATCTCAAGGA